CAGTTGTAAAATCGTACTGGTTATAAATATCAACTGAGGTATCAAACGCGATTCTTTCCATAATTGTTACATATTTGTCATTTTATCGTAGTTATCACCTTTTGTTAGTTTAATTTTTAATTTATATTTTTTAAACACATCTTTGATTTGTTCTAGAACATCATCATCTTCACAATAATCTAATAGAATTGAATCATAGGTATATAATACAATTTTTGTTTTTTTATTTTTTAATAATTTTATAATTTCCCACACAATACAAACATTAGTTGAAGTCTCCAAATTTTGGAGTGTATAGTTAAATAATTTTTGAGGATTAATATCTTTAATATCACCTAATTTATGTCCTGATATTGGGCATATTATGTATTTGTTAGTAATATATTCTGTCCATAATAAATTAACATGCTCTTCAATTAATTGGAAGTATTCAATATATTTGTATTCATTGTAGACTCCTCCATATAATTGTCTAAACATTAGTGTCTTTGCTTCACTTAGTTCTATACATGCTTCTCTAGCAAAGTATTCATAAGGTGTCTCATTTCCAAAATCATAACCTATAAGCTGAGCTGCTAATGTTGGGTGGTAAGCACTTATATCTATTTCAATAAATTTATCATTTTTAGGTATAAATGATTTTCTACATCCATTATCTTTTGCTAATGCTGCAAAATTGAGACTATTAAAACTATTGGAAGGCCTTCCGGTTGTAGTATATAAATTATATTTTGTATAAATTGTATCATCTTTTATGCTAAAGTTTTCATTGTTTAATTCAAAATATTTATCAAATGTTTTTTTGTTTAAGTTAATACCATTTCTTTCAATAGCAAAAAACACACTAGTTGCTTTATTATTAAATTTAACGTTATCTGTTAAACAATAATCTTTAATTTTATCATAAATTAATTCACATTTTTCATAGTGTTTAACTAATGGTATAATAGTATTTATATTTTCTTTATCACTATGTTTTTGATAAAAAAAATCATGAGCTGGTGTAGTTGGTTCTTGAAACTCAGGAGTATAAAATGAAATATCAATAGTATTTTTTAATGGAAAGAAATATATAAATGATTTACGATCACGTACATATACCTCATTAAATGACGCTAATAAATGTGATATAGGTGTTTTATTTAATTTTAATGCCTCAGTATGATTAAGGCATAAAATATATCCTTTATCGTTGTTTAACGGTTTTATATAAAGTAAGGATACATGATTTAGAGCAGGGTGAATATTATCATTAAAAAGTATAGGCTCAATAAATACTTTATCATAACCTATGTTAAAAAATTCATCTAACTGTTCAGAAGTCTCTACTATGTAAAACATAACCTTTATTTATTAAGAATAATATAATAAAATGTTTTTAAAAAGCCAAATTAAATTAAAAAAGCATCTTGAGTAGCGAATTCAAGATGCTTAATAGCCGGAGCTATAACGGGTCCTAAGCCGTATTAGATATAATATTTTAAATAATCTTCTTTTAGGTATTTATCAAACATAAATAATTTTCGTCGATTCATAGTTAATTCAACTATATTTTTATTTACCTTATATACTTGTTCTTTATCACCAGTTAAACGCCAAGGTATATTAAATGGAGTGTAATACTCATATGCTACAGTTTCACTTGAACCAAGTAGTTTATTATAATATTTTTTATCTATTTCTATATAAATAAGTTCATTTGTTTTTTTACAAAAATATCTTCTATATTCTCCTACTCGGTAATCAGATTCAGTTGGTAAGTTAGGTGAATACATTGGTAGTATTTTTTTTTCTTCTTTATATAAAGGATACTCTCCAGTGCTAAAATCTCTATTAATATCATTATAAATAATAGAATAAGCATCCATCATCTCTGATTCTCTTATATACCTAATATAATCATTGGTTTCTTTAAAACCAGATGATAAATCAGATCTATATTGAACTAGTTTTAAACTAGGTCGATCTTGAGGATTTTTTCCTGTAAAGAATTCTCCGGTTGATGTTTTCCAATAATATCCTCTATATAGTTCTTTTGATGACTCATAATATAGTTCATCTCCATTAGTGTATAAATTTGTTGTTATTTGGGATTTAGGATAATACATTTTAAAATATTATTCAATTTTATACCTTAAAGCAAAATTATAAGCATTGGTATAACCCTCAGCCATCGCTGTGGTTCCACCATGATTTCGTGTTACTGCCCACTGAATTGCTTCACACGCATTTGTAAAGGCATTCATTTTATCTTTATAATCAATAAAAAATGCTACAAGAAGTTTAGCTGCTATTGCTGGGTCATTAGCTAATTCTGGGTTAGTTACTAATCTGTCACCTAATCCTGCTTCTGCTTTATTCCCATATTTTATATAATTTGCTTTAAAAGTTAATCCATTAAAACCTCTTCCACGATATTTCCAACCATCACCGGGGTTAGTATGTTTAGTCCATGCTGGGTATGGAATTGTAAGATAACCATAAATATAATCATAAAATGCTATATCAGCTTTATTATTAGTATTATCTGCTGTTCCTAAAGGTGGTACTAAAAATTTAGCTTTGATTTCAGCATCAGTAAATCTTGCTAAACGACCTCCAAATAATTTTCTTAATCTTGGTATTCCAGTTGAATTATAAGCATATTCATCTTTAGGTAAATATCCTTGTTCTTTACCAGCAACTGCTAATACAGCTAATATAGCATAATGGTTAGTTACACCTGCTGCTTTAAAAGAATCTATAATAAGTTCAACATTTTTAGTTCTACTATTACCACCAATTCCTGTTGTACTAAAATAACCATTTGTTTTATCCCATGTTATTTTAGCCGCTGGGTCTGAAGGATTTCCTGATGGTACTACAGGAAGATTTGTAGGACATGGTGGAATGGAGCCAACAGTTCCAGATTTAAATTTTTTTCTTTTATTAGTGCGACCTCCTTGAGATATTACAATTGATTCTAATGTTGTGTACCATTTACTATTTTCGATTCTATGAGTGATATTCTTAATTATAAACTCAGCATATTCAGGATAATTAGATGGAAGATATCTTGTATCTATATTAAATTTATTATAAATTTTTAAACCTGAAAGTCCGTCCATAGTTAATGACATATTAAATGGTATAAAACCGGTTCCTACAGTCATTTGATCTGGTTTATCTATAAGATCTCGAGCTTGTTGTAAATATCTAAGGTAATTAGCTAGATTATCAGAATATGCTGTTCCTTCTCCTTTAGTATATTGTCCTCCCCCAAGTGAACCATCTCCTCCTATAGCAATTCTTTTTAAATAATCTATATAAGAAAAATAATTTTGATTAAAGTTTTTAACTAAATCTTCAATTTCTTTGTCATCATTTCCAGATCCAGGTATTGTTTTAGGTTGGATTACTTCTGTATTATATCTATCTAAAAGACCAGCGTTAAATCTGGAGAAAGCTGTTGAGTTTTCTCCAACAACTTTACTATTAGCTGTAGCTCCTACTGTTAACATAGTTGATAATTTAGGAGATATTTCTGTTACAAAAGAAAAATCTTTAATAAATGAATTACTATAATAATCTATTACTGTTTGTTTATTTTTATTAGTTGTTAAATTTGCTTTGTATCCATATAAGTCAAACTCAACCATTCTGGTTGAAAGACCATATTTACTATTAAATTTATTTAAAGAAGGTATAACTATATCATCTCTATTAGGTAAAGGATTTTTATCTATAATTTTAATATAATTAGTGACTTCGTCAATTATAGTTTCTAAAGCGTTTACTCCTCCTAAAGCTCTACATATATCATTAAGTAAACTATTTAAAAATTCAATAAAAACAACTAAATTTTCATTATCTTTTAATTCATTTAATTTCATTAAAACCCATCTCATATTAACATAGATATTCATTATTTTACCATAACAATGTCTACCTTTCATTATTGAGCTTTCAAAAGAAGCAGGAGTACCAAGAGTTAAATCAGAACCTATAAAATTATAGCTAAAACCATCTATATTTATAGGTCTACTCACAAGACATATTTCAGGATCTACACTAACTTGTAAATCTTCAATATACATTAAATTACTTTCTTCATCTGTATCAATTCTAAATATAGGTGTTGTTCCTGATGCTTTAATTTTGTATAGAACTTCATCTTGAATGAATTCTAAAAAATCTTTAAATCTTATATAAAATCGATAATAATTATCCCCTAAATATTTAGTTCTAACTACTCTTGCTGCCATTGTTTATTTTATAAACTATTTTTAAATATATATTTCATAATTGTTTTAGCTTATTTTCATTAATCAGAAAAAAATTCTTGAGTAAGTCTATCTAATTCTTCGTTGGATTGGAAGCCTCCTCTTAATTCAAACTCAATCTGTTCTGGTGTTTTGACACCACTTCTATCTAATTGATCTTGTATTGTATCTTCAACTGCAAATCTTTCTCTAGCTTCTTCTAATTCATCTGCTACTATTAATTCAAAATTACCTACAGTTAATGAGTAAAACCATTCAGCTATTGAATTTTGAGCTTGCCATAATGTTAATATTTGTTGATCATTTAATTCTTCAACAGGTATAACTGCACCGTCTTCAGCTATGAAAGGAGAGATAGGTTCAGTTCCATTTTTTAATACATTAATTTTAAAAGATTCTACAACATCACCTAAACTAATTAACTCTAGCTCAATATCATAACTACCATCTTTTTGAAATGACCAATGATAATTTACTACTTTACCAAACATAGCATCATAATTACCATTAGTCGCTCGTCTTTGAGATTGAATATTTCGTAAAAAACCATCATAACTATTTCCGCCTCTTAAAAATTGATCAGATAATGAACCAAAATTATTACTTTGAAATGAACCATCATTCATATAAAACATCGAATGTCCCCACTCTAATAAAGTAGAAAATCCTAATCTAAGGTATAAAACATCTATAATATCAAACTGAATTTTATTCCAGGCTTTAATTTTTATAGTTGCTCTTCTTATTGAACCTCTATTTAAGTGTTTAATTTCTGCTGATTGAATACCCATCATTGGTCTAAGACCAAATTCATCTCCTCCAATTCCATAAGCATATCCAGATCCAGCTAAATTTTTTGGATCAAAATTTATACCAGAATTTAATTCTGAGCGGCTGTTAGTGTCTTCGGTTCCATTAAATAGTACAAATTTTTTAGCTAATTCATTACCAGTAAGACCTAATGTTCTTATTGATTCATTATTAAGAGATCTTAAACTACTTATATTAACAGAAGAAACTAATTTACACCAAGATGTATTGGAATTTAAAAAAGATATTTCTTCTAATGTTCTATTAGAACTAAATCCAGAACCATATATCTTTTGTCTTTGAGTTACTTGATTTGCAATTCTAGAATCAACTCCTTCACCTATGATATTCATTTTATAGACTATTTAATTGTTTAAAATTACTTATAACATTTGGATAATCACTTGGGATTCTAATCTGTATTCCTTCGGGGATGATTAGTGAATCTTGAGGTAAATCTGATGGGAGCGATGTTCCTGCTACTGCTGTATTAGCTATAGATATTATCCACCAAAGAGATTGATCACCATAATATTGAGATGCTAAGATATCAAATCTATCTCCTTGACTAGTATAAATATAAATATCATTACTAGATAATGGAACTTCAGGATATCTAGTTGTTATATAACTAGTTTTTCTATCTATTATTAATGAAGGTGTATATTGATATCTGTTCATTATTTAATTTTTAAGATAATACTCTATTTTCACCTTTAAATCCCTCATAATCATAGTTATTATTTTCTTTATTAAAACCATCCGCTAAAGATATAAATCTTTCATTTCCATAAACAAGTCTTTCATTACCATCTTCATCATTTTCGGAACCAAGTTGTTGTAATCTTGGTACAAAATTATGAATTGGAGTGAAATTAAAATTAGTCACTCTAATTAAATGAGGTAATTCTTTAACTGATGGATCTTTTTCTCCATTATCATTTATATCAATTTCCCAAGTAGCATTTTCATCATTCATTTCATAACTTAAACCAGTTATTATTCCTGTTTGTTCATAAAAATATCCTCCCACAGTTAATGTGACTATATTTCCCATCATATAGTTATTTAGACTATAATTTGGCGCACAAACAGAAGCTAAATAATTTAATTTCTTATACATTGGAATAAGTTCAATTTTTGATTGAGCGGCTACAGTCCAAGATAATGAAACTTTTCTGTCAAAGCCCGTATAGTTATAAAATTTTTCTCCCCTTCCAACATATTGGGTAGAATTCCATTCAGCTGTGTAGTTATCTGAGATTTGGTTTAAAAATGCTCTAAAATGAACATATCTTTTTTTTGTAAATGCTAAACCTTCTCTTAAATCATATACACCTATTCTAAACTGGATTAAATCATTTGTTTCTTTGCTATTTATTTCATTTCTACCTAAATATATAGGTGAAGCGTTTATTTTATCATATGATGTTTTAGATGCCGCTCCTTTATAAGATCCAGTAGTATAACTAACTAAATTTTTACTAGGTGATGATCCAGGGTTACCTAAATTTGTTCTATTTTCTATAATATATGGACTCCCATTAGTATAACGTGGAGCCTCAGGTATATTATTTATATTATTTGATTTTTTTCTTAAAATTTGTCTAAAATCTCTTTGTGTTATATATCCATTAGCAACATTCCAAGCTCCAGTACTTATATTACCATTAACATCAAGATCAGGATCTGTGTTATTTACACTATTACCTATTAAGTTAATTTCTTTATAAGATAAAGTATTATTATAAACATTAGGAGCTTCTCTTACTGTTAAAGGACTATTAAGACGACTTGTAGCAAATTTAATATCAGTTTTTCCAATACCTAAAAAAGATCCAGGACCACCAGAATATGATAAAATATTAACTCCATCATTTAGAGATATCCTTTGAAAACCAAAGTTATTAACCGCGGAATTATTAACTAAAACATTATCATATAATCCTATTAACCTATTATTTTTTATTATGTTATCATTTCCTTCCGCCATAGCGGTAATATATCTATCAGGGGTATAGGATTCTCCTATTCCTTGGAATGGATTAAGTCCTTGCTTATTAACATGTAAACCTAAAGGTGATCCAACTGCTCCTAATATAGTATTAAGAGGAGCATAAAGTCTTTCATTTACAAGAAGTGGTGAGCCTGGAGGTCGAGTTCCTAATCTAGATAAAAGATTTTGTTTAATAGTAAAAAGTAAACCATTAGTATCTTTATAAAATTTAGATAAACGGTTATAATCATCAGCTATATGATTAACTATTAAAGATCCTCCACGAAGTAAAAAGTCAGGACCTCCAGTACCTGCTGTAGGAAATTTAAGACTAATTGAATTACCTTGATCTATATTTCCAGCTAAACCAAGACCAAATCCAGCAGATGCCCCAATCACAGCTCCAATCCCAACAGCTCCAACTACACCACCACCTAAAGCTCCTATAGCTGCTCCAGCTCCTGTAGCTAACAATACAGATCCAACTGTTTGAACAACATCAGGTCCAGATATAGATACAGCTGTTCGTAAAGGTTCATCTGTAGCTGGTATTCTAGTGACAACATAAGGTTGTTTACTATTTCCACTTCTGAATTTATCTTTTCCGAACCTTAAATCTTTTAAGTCTGTTTTAAGGTTTAATAAAGCCATATTTTATTTTTTAATAATGACCTTCAGTAGGACCAGTATTTGAGTAAGATTGTGGTCTTTGACCGTTTAAATCTAATTGAGTAGGCATAGGTAAAGCATTATTGTACCCATCTTTATAAGATTGGTAAGCAGCATTAACATCATTAAATTCAGAGCCATTTAATGAGTATCCCGCTTGATTACCATTAGCATGTAATTTAGATTGTTGAGTAGCTCCAGGGTTAGTCACTGGGGTTTGGCCATTATCATATGATAATATAGAGCCATCATTTGTTAATTTGTCAAGAAGTCCAGGCATGTTATTGTAGTTTTAAATTTATTATAAATATAATTACTTATTGAACTGCGTATGTGTTTTTAGCTATAGCTGTGCCAAAAGTAGTACTATCCATTTTATTTTCGATTATAATAGGTTTATTACTAGCTTCAGAGTAAGCTTGACGTAAAGCTTTCATTTCTTCTACAAGTGGGCTATTTCTTCCAGCATATGGATCTTCAAATTCTCCTTCTTTTTTAACGTCTATTTTTGGTTCATCACCATATGCTAAATCACCAGCTCCTTCACCTAAAGCACCACCTCCCATTGCTCCTAGTATTCCTCCAAGTAATCCTCCAATAGCTGTTCCAACACCTGGGAATATCATTGTACCTATAGCGGCTCCTCCAGCTGCTCCTCCCCATGCTCCTAATCCTGCTCCTGTTCCTTTTAATCCACTTCTAGCTAAATTTTCACCAGTACTCATCCCAGCTTCTTTATTCTCACTATATTCACCAAAAGCTGAGAATAGACCTGATAGTATTCCTCCTCCTATTAATAATTTACTACCGGCTGCTCCTTTAAAATTAGATAAAAAACCAGCTCCTTTTGTTTGTCCAAATGCACTCATTAGTCCTGCTCCTATTCCTGCTCCTGCTCCACCAGCTCCTCCAGCTCCACCCATCATTCCCCCTCCAAAACTTATATCTTTAACAATCATAGGATTAAAAATAGTACCCTTTAACATAGAACTTCCAATTAAAGCTATTAAAGCTCCAATAGTTGCTACTGAAGCTATATCACCTAGAAATCCTCCTACTTTATCTCCAAAAAATCCTTTAATTGTAGCTCCTATTTGCCCAAAATAACTAAATATTTTTCCAACATAATCTAAGCCTTTAGATAAACCTTCTAAAAATGCTCCAAAAGGTCCATTAACTAAATTACCAATAATATCTTGAAGTTTTTCCATAGCCTGGTTAAACTTCTCTTGAATTGATTGTGATTCTAATTGTTTAGCATATTGTTCATCACCTAAAGCTTTAGCCGCTTCTTCAGCAGACATTGTTTGTCTTAAAGTAGCATATTTTTTAGCTGCGGCTTCAGCGTCTGCTACACCTATTTTTTGTAAAGCTTCTCTTTCAATTAAAGATGCGGCTAAATCTTCTCTAGTCATACCAACAGCTTTAGCAAACGCTTCCTGTTGAATACGATTCATTTTAGTAAATTCAGCTGATCCTTGTATTTGACTTAAAATTTCAGCAGATGCTCCGGCTATATCTCCATTAAGAGCCAATAATCTTGCTCTTTCTAGATTTAAATTTTTACCAGTAAGTAGTTCAGCTTCTAATTCAGCAGTTATTGAAGCTTCAAAATCTAATAAACTATTAGCTATATCATCGGCTTGGTCTAGATTAATACCAAATTGTTTAGCTTGAAAAGCAGATTTTGCTAATTCAGCAGTAGTACCACCAATAGATAATTTTATAGCGGCTGAGGTATTTGCTACTTCTTTTAATAGTTGCTTTTCATTTATAGTTAATTTATTTTGAGCATTTAAAGCTGCTACTGTGCCTAAAAACTGTTTTGTATTATCTTTTAAATTACCCCCAGTAGCTAAGGTTAATTTTTGAATACCAATTAATTCTTCATTTGTATAACCCGCTACTTCTCTTAATTCAGTGAAAGTTTCTAAATCTTCTTTATTTAATTTAGCATTAGAACCTAAAGATTGACCTATAGCAACCATAGATTCTTGAAGACCTCTAGTGTTAATAGCGGCGTTTCCTGATAGTGAGGCAATTTGAGTTAACTCTTGTCTAGTTTTAAGAGCCTCACTATATGACATATTAAAGTCTTTAGCTAACTGTCCAACAGCGCCATCAACTCTTTGAAATTGTTTAAATAAAAAGTCAACTATAAAAGAAGCACTAGTTAATTCTTTAACATAATCAGATGATCTTTTATTAAGTTCTCCAAAAATCCCACTAGTATCTTTAGCTGCTTTTCGTTGTTCTTGGAAATTTACTAAAACTTCGTTACTGATTTTAGCTATTTGAGTTTGAAGATGTAATATTTCTTGTTGCTGCTCAACAGAAATTTCTCCTTCTTCATTTAAAGTATTTTGAAGTTTTAATAATCTACTCTCTAAAACTTGCCTAGTAGCTACAGCTTTATTAATTTGCTCATCAACTTCTTTAGATGTTAATTTTCCTTGATTTAATTTAATTTGATTTTTAATTAAATCTTCATTAATATCACTAACTTTTTTTAAAGTTCTAGTTATATCATTAGTTACATTATTAAATAATGATAATTCTTTTTTAGCATTAGCTAAATCATCAACTAAATTTTTTATACTGTCAGCTATATTATTAAACCCTCCAGATATAACATCTGTTAAAGCTTTAATTTCATTTAATGAATCTTTAGCTTTATTTGATTCTTCTGAGGGTGTAGCCATTAGTTATATAATATATATGTTATAAATATTTAAATTTATAACTTTTTAATTATATTTAACTTTTGATTTAGAAGCATTTTTTGGACCTGAGGTTATTTTTGGGGATGCTTCTCTAAAAGCTTCTTTATTTATATTACCTAATGGATCAACTAATGTTGATTTATTAGGTGATTTATTTTTAGCTTTATTGTACTCTTCTGATTCTTTTTTATAAAAATCATTTATTTTATTAAAAGTAAATTGACGTAACCACCTAGGCATATTATAAATAGTTTCCCAATCATATCCACCCTTTCCATGAAATACTATTTCATGGATTTGGGTGAATAGATTGACTCGGTATATAGGCGCGGTCTCAGAAGTCAGGCCAAAAAAACTTAACCCCGATAGGAATATCAACTCTTTCGGCACTTCCATCGGGAAAAAAAGTTAGATCTACATCAGGTTGAGTATTTCTAATATGTGTTCTTAATTCTCTTGAATCTCGAGCTAATAGGTAATTATCTACAAACTCTCGTATAGTTTTAGGTTCTCGATCTCCTTCAACTGAGGTGATAATATATTTTAATCGAGTGGATAATTCAGCTGATGAGTTTTTATTTACTTTTTTAAGACCCTCAATTTCAGCTTGTATCTTTTGTTCATCACTATGTGTTAATAATTTATAAGTAATGTTTGTATTTGTTGATGATAAAGTATAAATAAATTCATTAACTCCTTTATTTTGGATTTCAAAAGGTTTATTATCTATTTTAGATAAATCAACAGTATATTCTGATCCATTATATGTGAAGGTATAATCTTTACCATAACCTAAAACACGAGCTGCTACCATAATAGCATTTTTATCTCCCGTAATTAGATCATTGTAATCAATTTTAGATACAATTAATGCTTGTAATAGTTTATCTAATACAATACCTTTTTGTATATATGATTGATTAGTAAGAATATCTTCTTCTTTAGCAGTCATATATTTCATTTCAACTTGACCACTTGATAAAGGATTTGACTCTGGGTATACTAGACCTTTTGAAGGTAATTCAATAACTTCTGTTGGGAAATTTTTAGTTGTTTCCATAGCTTTTATTTAAATGTAACTTATTATATTCAGATATAAATATGTCAAAAATAAAAAAGCTCACCAAAATCGGTGAGCTTTCTTCACTTTTATTTTTACTAATTAGAAATTCAATATACAATAATCCATTCCTAAAGTAACAGTTAATTCTTGAGCTGCTGCGTCTTCATCCCAAGTATATTCACCAAAATTAGCTGATTTGATAAATGCTCCTTTAATAATCCATTCAGACACAATATCACCTACAGGACCTAATACATTAATAGTTACATCTTTTTTATAAAAATCAGAGTAACCATCACGGCCTGTTACTGATTCATGATGTAAACGAACCCATTCCATCACAGCTTGAGCACCAGAGGGAGTAATAGGATCAAATAAAGTCATTTCTATATCACCCCAAGCGGCTCTGCCTTTAATTTTACGATAAACGTTAATATGGTTTAATTTAATTTCACCCATTTCTACGCTCACCGCTCCTATTTTTTTAATAACATATGAAGGAATACCATCAACATACATTATAAAGCGATTTTTAACCTTAGGTTCAAACGCTGTAAAAAATATTTCATTTGGATCTAATACTGCCATTGTATTTTATATTTTTAATTTGTTATAAATATCTGTGTTTTAAAGAATTACGCTGGGAAAGAAGCACCAGTTGGAGTAATGTTGAAGTCTAAGTAAATAAATTCAGCAGTTTTAGTAGGTTGAAGATAAATTTGACCTATTAATTCATTACGGTCAATTACATCAGGAGTGTTATTAGAATCATCCATTACTACTTTAAACGCGTATAAACCTTGACGTTGTTGAACACTAGTTAAATATGGATTAACTTGAGATAAGAATTGATTTCTTGTAGCTATTGTATTTTGTTCAAATACTAAATTATTAGCTATTTGAGAAATATATGACTTAAGAGCAATCAACAAACGACGAACATTTACGCGATCAAGAGCAGAAGCTCTAGATTGTAATGTTTTTTGGCCATATACTACTACTCCAGTTCCAGGGAATGTTGCTATTGGATTTACTTTACCTGTGTATAAGGTATCACGGTTAGCTTGAGATAATTTCTTTTCAGCTCTTATAACTGTAGATAAACCACCTCTATTAATACCTGCTGGGGCGAACCAAGGCTCAGCTACTGAGTCATTATAAGCATAAACTCCACCTATAACAGTAGAAGCTGGAACCCAAACTGCCTCTCCTGTAGCTGGTTCAACTATTTGTACCCATGGCCAATACTCAGCTGCGTATGAAGTATTACGAGATGCTGCTTGACCTACAACTGTTGATATATTTTCTCCATAAGCTACAGGATCAAGTACATAAATATTGTCACCACGATCTTGAGTGTTATTAATAATTTGACTTACTTGACCAGCATAATCAGCATCATACAAACCAGGAGTTAATAACATATTAAATCTATAATCATCTTGATTAGCTAACAAATTAATCATATTATCATAATTTGCTCCAATTAATCCTTGAGTATTACTACTGTTAATAGCATTATAAAAATTAGCTCCACCTTTTATAGTACCTGTAGCGTTACCAAAAGTTCCACTAGCATTTACTGGAATGTAAAAGGCGTATGAGCCTGTGGTTATTACTCCATTAGTATTAAGATAGTTAGGTGTAGTATAATTAATTTGTTTTACTCTAACATATTTAGATCTATTAGTAAAGGTTCCAGTAAATGTTACTTGATTATTAACTGAGTCATATGCTTCTACCATATCTCCTAATACTCTAGAAATATAATTAGAAGAATTAGGATCTAAACTTAAGTTGGTCCAAGTTTCTAATACTGTAGGTTGAAGAATATTATCATCACCTCTTCTAATTAATAAATCAAATATACCGGAAGATGTATTAGCATTAAGAATTTGCCATCTGATATTATCACTTGATCCACTTACTAAAACATTATTTGTAGTTTCTGGGCCGGTGTTATTCATAATCACTCCTTCAGAAAATGTTTCTAAAACAAATGCTGTTGAAGTTTGATTTGGAGTTGCACCAGCAAAAGATCCAATTAAAGTTGGAGTTAGGTCACCAATTTGATCAATAGAATAAATAGGAGAAGAGTTTAAAGCTGTATTACCATTTCTACCAGTTAATGTTAAAGTAGACCCAACAGATGAAGCTGATATAAAACTAGTTAACTCAGGCCAACTATTAATAAAGTCTCTTAATCCTGCTACCCAATCTGATCCTGTATTAAAATATCCATAGTCAAATTGATTAACATAAAAAGAACCATAATTATACCCAGACAAATACCAAGTATTGTTACCGTACTCTATAGCTATACCTTGATAAGCTGAACCTGTAGTAGATGGTCCAAATAAATAAGAGAATGTTGCTGGGTTACCTGTTACCGCGGCTATATTATTTGTTATAGCTGAACTTGTTGCTGGTAAATAAGAACCAGAAACTACTCTAGCTACTAATAATGAGGTTCCACCATTTACAAAGTAATTATAAGCTGCTATTGAGGTAAAATAAGAATAAGTTCTTAAGTTAGTTGAACTTCCACTTTGTAAGGTAGTACCAAATTTATTAACAAACTCACTATAAGTTGTTACTACAGTTGGAATTTCAACAGGACCTTTAACAGTAGGACCGATTATAGCTGCTCCTACAGTTACAGGTCTAGCACTAACAAAAGATGAATCATTTTCCCTTGCTAAAACACCAGGTGATATTAAAGTTTCTGCCATGTTTATTTAGTTTATTTTAATTGATTTTGTTATAAATATGGTAAAACCTATCAAAAATATTAATTAGGAATGAATTCTCCTTTTTCTAGATCAATAGATCCATTACCATATCTTTGTTGTAAAGCTCCACCTAATTGAGTTTCTTGCTCAACTAAATTTTTTAGTTCTTGTTTAAGAACTTCTTTTTGTAACTGGAGTTCTTGAATTCTAGATTCTAGAATACCAAAACCTTCTGTGATTTGAATTCTTTTTTCTCTAGCATTTTTTAAACTTTGAACTTCTTCTTGTGTTAAAACTTTTGTTTCCATAAATTTAATTTTTAATTTTGTTTTTTATTTAATATAATAAAGAATTTTTATAATTACAATCTTATTGCTCTAATAGTTTCTGTAAATTGATCATAATATAAATATGTACAATTTGCTGATGCTCCATTAGCAACATTTATAGAAGAAGAAGCTGAGGATGAATCAGCGTATGAAGGAAGACTTTGATTTGAAAATATTGTCATACCTGATAAACTATTACTAATACCAGCGTTCGCTCCAAAAGCATTAACATTTGATCCTGTGTTAAATTGAGCAGCGTTCGCTCCAAAAGCATTAACATAATCTCCTTTATTTCTATCAGCAGCTGAGTTTCCTACAGCACTAATGTTACTACCTGAGTTTTGGTAAGCTGATGATACTCCTATAGCAGTGGAATTAGCTCCAATATTACCTACAGCTGATTGGTAACCAAAAGATGTTAACTGAGATCCTTTATTACTTAGACCAGCTTGGAATCCAAAAGCACTAGCTCCAAATCCAATATTATTTTGAGCTGCGCCTACACCTAAAGCAGTAACATAAACTTGTGTGTTATTTTGAGCCGCTCCGTTTCCAATAGCTATAGTACCTGTTCCTTTATTATTTTGAGCAGCTCCATCACCTATAGCTACAACATAACTTCCTGAGTTTTGTCTAGCTGCATTTTGACCTATAGCTACAACATAACTTCCTGAGTTTTGTCTAGCTGCTTCATATCCTATAGCATTAATATAACTACCTGTGTTTTGATAAGCTACTCGGTAACCAACAGCTGTTACATAATTATTTTTATTTTGAAATGCAGCTTGATATCCTATAACATCAATATAACTACCACTTTGATAACTAGCAGCATCATATCCTATAGCATTAACATAACTACCTGTGTTATACTGAGTGGACCACCATCCAAGAGTATTAACAAAATTTCCTTTATTTTGAAAACCTACTCCGTTCCCTAAAGCTGTGACTTCTTGTCCTGAGTTATATTTTGCTGACTGATAACCTATAGCGTTAACACCACTGCCACTATTATTATAAGCAGCATTATTTCCAATAGCTGTAACTCCTGATCCTGTATTTAAATATGCTGACTGATAACCTATAGCGTCAACATTTTGTCCTGAGTTAAAATTAGCTGCTTGATATCCAAAGGCATTAACATAACTTCTTGAATTATTCTCCGCTGCCTTCCATCCCATACTACAAACCCAATTTCCAACATTAGAGCGTGCAGCTTGATATCCTAAAGCATTAACATGACTTCCTGAGTTTTGTGCTGCTGAGGCATTTCCTATAGCAACAACATTATTACCACGATTAGAATTAGCTGCTAAATAACCTAAAGCAGTAACTATACTACCTGAGTTAAATGAAGCTGCTTGTGCACCTATTCCTTCAACAAACTCTCCTCTATTAGACCAACATGGTTGAAATCCTATAGCGGTGACTCTAGCTCCTGTGTTTCCACTAGCGGCACTTCTTCCTATAGCAGTAAGATATATTCCTATATTAGCTTGCCCTGTGAGATATCCCATAGAAACTACATGACTAGCATTGTTTCCTCCACCAGCTGATCCTAAATGAATAACATGATCTCCTCTATTTAATTGTCCAGCCCCATTTCCTATAGCTATATTATAACTTCCTGAATTATTTTGAAGAGTTTGTTGACCTATAGCTACAATAGCAGATCCACTACTATCAATCGCAGCGAAATCACCTAAAGCTGTGATACTCTTTCCTTGTCCTCCTCTAGCAGCTTCATTACCTATAGCTGTAATATATGACTTTCTATTATCTGCTGCGGCGAAATAGCCTATAGCATTAATAAAGGCTCCAGTATTATTCCTTGCTGTTTTATAACCTATAGCATTAACAAAAGGACCGGCGTTTGAAGTTGCAGTTTGACCACCTATAGCATTGAGAAAATTTTCAGTGTTTCCCTCAGCCGCGTTATCACCTATAATATTAGTAACACTACCATATTGATATCGAGCTGCTTGTCTTCCAATAGCAACTAATTGACTACCAAAATTACCAGCACCAGCTTCCTCTCCAATAGCTATAACATATCCTCCATAGTTATTTCCTGCTGAGGAGTTACCTATAGAAATAACATTATTATTATTATTAAGAGAACTAGCATTTTGACCTATAGCTATAACATTTGTTCCAATATTTCCTGTTCCAGCTCCTGTACCTTGAAAATTATTACCATTTATTAAATTATGGTTATAATCAAGTACTTGTTGTAAAGAAGTTTGTACAGTTACAGGAAAAGTTGTGTTATTACTAGTTGTAAAAGTTATAACATTCCCTACTGCTGAGGCGCTTATCAAAAATGGAGAAAGAGAACTTACAGTTAGACCAGAACTTACAGTTAGACCTCCTCCTACTATTGATACAGGACCATTTAATGTTAGAATACTACCTGAATTTGGTATTATGTTATTTACTCTTAATGTACTCATTTTTTATTTTATATAATATATTAAGGTATTCTTACCGCTCCAATAGAGTTTGTAGCTTGATCATGATATAGATAAGTATTTCCTGCTGATGCTCCTGCTGCTACATTTATAGAAGATGAAGCAGCTGTGTAATTAGCATATGTAGGTAAGTTAGTATTTGAGAATATAAATGAACTTGTCATTTGGTTATTTGTTCCAGCTCCAAATCCTATAGCAACAACATTATCACCAGTATTATCATAACCAGCATACATTCCCATAGCTAAAACATAATCACCTGAGTTACCAGCTGCTGATTCAAACCCTAAAGCATCAACATAACTACCAGTATTTTTAAGTGCAGCAGAATTACCTATAGCGTTAACATAACTACCTGAGTTTCGATCAGTCGCTTCAAATCCTATAGCGTTA